GAGATTCGAACTCTCGATAGACTTGCGCCTATGCTGGTTTTCAAGACCAGTGCATTCAACCACTCTGCCATCCCTCCATGTGTATATTATAATATAAAAAGTTGATACAATGCAATAGCATTCATACCTGAAAACCATGTGGTCAACACCACGATCCAGGCAGCTTTTCTCATCACTGCCGCAACCAAACTTGTGGTTGACCCCACAAAGTAAAAAGGAACAAATATATCAGGCCTTGGTGCCAACACAGTGTAAGTCAATATGGCAGACCCTGTCATCACACAAAAAGCAGACACCATTTCAATCCAAAATGCTGTGGGATTGGATGTGTATGATTCACGCCAAAAGTCTAATACTTTAGTAAGGAGCAATGGTAAAAGTCCAACCTTCCATTTGTTCTGTGACTTCCAATTGACAGGATAATCTTGATGTTGGTTGTAATTCATGTGCCATGTCTTCCAACACAGCAGTTTCGACTTCTTCAGGTGCTGGCACTTGAGCATAGTTTTCTTCTGACAGATAACACTGACAGGATGAACAAGCACAACAGCCTCCGCATATACCAAATGATGATTCGATGCCAGCCTGTGAAATCACAGTTTCCAATGGCAGTCCGACATCAGCATCAATTTCAAACTTTTTGCCTTGTCTATCAATGATGTTTATTTTCATGTTATTCCTTTGTTGGTGGAGGATAGCGGGATCGAACCGCTGACCTCCTGAATGCAAATCAGGCGCTCTCCCAGCTGAGCTAATCCCCCAATGGTGCCGGCGACCGGATTCGAACTGGTGACCTGATGATTACAAATCAACTGCTCTACCAACTGAGCTACGCCGGCATTAATCACAGTATCCATCATCTTCTGTAATGATGATTTCTGGTTTTGGTTTCTTAACTGTGTTCATGTATGATATTATATATGATTACTTGCTACAATGCAACCTACACACTAATGGTGCTGTTTCCCATTCTTGTGTACTTTTCAAAAAATTCTTATGTGATTGTGATAGAATAAGTTTTCCTTGACTTATGTTAATATTTTGTTTTCCAAATACATGTTTCTTTTTGAACCTATGTGTTGCAGATTCACAACAAGGATAGATGTCACCTTGAGAATCAATAAAAATGTCTTGATTACTTTTACAATAAGGCATCATTTCGCCTTGTGTTTTTTGTCCTTCTATGATTTGTTTTTGAGCAAAATATGTTTCATCTATGTATTTTTGATCTGGCATAAAATCTTCATGGGATTCATCCATCCACCTAAAAGATTTTTTTAAAAGAAATTTATTCATTTTTAATTGTTTAGATAACAATTTTGCTTCACCAATTTGATGTTGGTTGTGTTTGAACACAATAAATTTCCATACACTTTTTAAATTTGAATTTGTAACTGTTCGCACAGCAGTCATGATCTGTTGCCAATTTGAATTTTTTCTGTACAAATGGTTAGTGTCTTCCAAACCATCTATTGCAAATATGACTGTATCATTACTATCGAGTATGTCACATACTTCTTGCCAAAATTTTTCTGTTTTTGCAGATCCGTTAGTGTTAAGATGAATCGTATGTTGTTGAGATTTTAACTTTTCTAATAAATTGATAAATTGTGGATGATATATTGCGTCGCCGTTGTTACCACATAGATTTATTGTTGATTTTACAAAATTATTTTCGGCAAAAAAATTAACCAGATAGTCTATGTTTATGTCTTGTATGGGTTGAAATTTAAAAGTATTTTTAAACCAAGTTCTATCACAACCCGGACATTCAAGTGTGCATCTTGATGTGGGTTCTATGTGCCAGGATATAGGATTGTGCATTTAAGATATTTAAGGGGGCGATAAACACCCCCTATTAAGTTAGGCAGCTACGAAGTAAAGGATACTTACTGCCGCAATGGCTAGAGAGCCACCGTTCAAGTCTGAGGTCTTACCGCTGAGTGCTTTGATGATCACATAAGCAATAAAACCAAGAGCAATACCATAAGCAATTGAATATGTCAATGGCATGATTATTGCCGCAAGAACAGCTGGTGCATATTCTGACACATCTTCCCAGTCAACATCTTTGAGGTTTCTCAAGAAGTATGTGGCAATGAATATCAGAGCAGGTGCTGTGGCAAAAGCAGGTATGCTCTGTGCCAATGGAGCAAAGATAAGACATGCTAAAAACAGCACTGCTACTGTGACAGCAGTCAGTCCAGTTTTTCCGCCTTCTTTGATGCCCGCTCCTGATTCAATGTATGATGTGGTGTTGGATGTTCCCATCAATGCTCCCACAGCTGTTGCTGTTGAATCAGCAAGTAGTGCCTTGTCGATGCCTTCTACTTCACCGTTCTTGTTGACTTTGCCTGTGAGATTAGCAACACTTGTGAGTGTTCCTGCTGTGTCAAAAAAGTCCACAAACAAGAATGCAAACGCAGTGCCAATAAAGCCTGCTGTCGCTATCAGTGAAAAGTCCAGTGAGAAAGCATGTGCTGGTGATGGAATTGCTCCCACAACACCTTGGATGTCTGCAACACCAAATACCCATGCAAGGATACTCACTGCCAAGATACCGATGATGATGGCACCTGGGATTTGACGTTTGTCAAGGATTGCCATGATGGCAAAGCCTAAACCTGCCAGTAACACAGGCCATGATGAAATGTCACCAAGTCCTACCAGTGTGGCTGGATTGTCCACCACAATACCGGCATTCTTAAAGCCGATGATTGCAAGGAACAAACCGATACCTGCACCAATACCCAATTTCATTGAACGTGGAATTGAATTGATGATGTATCGTCTTGCTGGTGTGACTGACAGTAGCAAGAACACAAGTCCTGCCACAAACACAGCCGCCAGTGCTTGGCTGTATGTGTACCCCATGCCAAAAATTACACCAAATGTAAAAAATGCATTGAGTCCCATTCCGGGTGCAAGAGCCACAGGCCACTTTGCCCATAGTCCCATGATTAATGTACCTATCACAGCGGCAATGATTGTCGCAGTAAACACAGCACCAAATGCCATGCCAGTACCTTCAGTTGAAAGTATAGCCGGATTAACCACAGTGATGTAGGCCATCGTCAAGAACGTTGCTACACCTGCCATGATTTCCGTTTTAACAGTAGTGCCGGCCTTGGATAGGCCAAACAGTTTTTCTAACATATTTGTTATCTCCTCTAATTATTGGATACAAATATTTTAGCAGATCTGCATGTCAAATGCAACGGATTGAATGGTTAATTCTGTGGATTAATAGTGGTAATATGGTGTAAAACGAGACGCTTCAAGCACTTTGCGATCTAACTTGTAAGCACCTAAGCGGTCAATTTGTTGGTGTGAATTTCTGTGTTTTTTACGGCGTAGAGCACGAAGATAGAGTCGTGACACTCTAAACATCGTTGCCCATTGTTTTACGTCGTAATCCATCATGATTAGTATCTTTTCATCAAAGATGATAATTGTCTTTCTCTTGCTTCAAGATCATACATGCTTTCTGACTGTGCGAGGTATTGTTCCACCCACTCTTGTTGTGATTGTGGTTTAAAAAAGTCAAGTATCTGTTTAATATATTTCATTTACTTGATCCTTCTTGAGATGTTCTGCGGACGAATGTGTCCTGCCCATATTGGTTTTCTCATTGTCTTGCTCCCATGTCACTGTGTGTTTGTTGCCTGTGTGTTTGTAAGTTGGATTGTAACCCCAGGCAGTTGTGTTGCAATACATTCGGAACGCTTGTCCCCAATTTTCGTTGCTAAATTTTGGCATTATGCAACATCTCTGTCGAGATAATTTGGAAATCTTCTTTCCCTTTGCCAAGTAGAATACGCCCACTGCCATTCAGTGCCATATTCGGTTCTGCAAAAGTTGATAATGTTTTCATCGTTATTGCCAAAAATACTATTGACAAAACGACTAAACTGACCAAGACTTCTTGCAGTATTTTCGTATACTCTTTCCATTGTTTCTTCTTTCTTTCCATTAATAAACGTATTTGAATGCCTCTTTTACATTTTTCTTGTTGCCAAGTGTGTTGAGTTTTCCAAGTTTGGTTAATAATTGTATTAGTTTTTTCATTGTGTTCTCCACTACTAATTTATGACACAAAAATCATAAAATACAGTGTTAATTCAATGCATCAGTCGTGCAAAAAACACACTGTTTAATCTGCAGGACAGTTATGCGGAAATGTTATAGGTTGGCATCTTCCATGCCAGCAACTCTCAGTTTGACTATGTTGGTGATGTGCCACTGTTTTTGATCCAGTGCTTTGATCACACCCAACCATTTGTTGCGAAGCAGTGCCCATTCGTTGACAATGGCTTCATAGTCACACACTTCATCTTCACCTTCTGCATACTTTTCAGCATCACGTGAAGTCAGTGCTCGTTGATAGTTTTCAAGATATTTTTTGTAGTGTTTGGTTTTGAGTTTGCGAAGTTGTATTTCAAGATGTTTGAGAATGCCTTCAACTTCTTGCAGTTGTCTAAAGCGAGATTCCACAACACCTGGCATGGCGGCAGACTGTTTTTCAAGATTGCCGTAGAGTTTGACTTCGTCAGCCGCCTTGGCAAGTTCTGCTTCGTAGTGTGCTATAGCATCAGGTATTCTGGAAATGTCTTGAGTAACTAAAGAAAACCAGTTCATGCATCCTCGTAGTCTTCTTCGTCTTCTTCGATGTCAAGGTTATAGCGAATTGCTTCGTCTAATTCATCATCATGTCCAATCAATTCTTTTAGTTCTTCGTCTTCAATGCCATTGTCCATGGCAATGTCCACAAACTTTTCTGCCACCACGGATCTATCCTTGGCGGGCACATATGATTTTACCAAACCCCAAACATCAATCAGCATCTGTGTCTCCATCTATGTTTTGTACAGCCTCTTCTTCTGCAATGTTAATTTCTGGTGTTGCATGTTCATCTAATACAACTGGATTACTTACCTCTTGCATGACAATTTTTAAATTGTCTGCTCCCCAATTTTTTCTATAGTCAAGTATCTCTTTGCCGTCTTGTGTTATATATTTTAATCTGTTGCCTGACTGTGTAACAAGACCTTTCTTCTCAAACAGATCCAATAGACCTGAATATGGATTCATTCCTGTTTCATATGGAATCTTGACCTGCACTCCTTCAAAAGGTTTTGCAAAACGAGTTTTCATAACCTTACAAGCAGAACGAATACCTCTCACATCAGTGACTTTGTTGCCGTCTTCATCTTCTTTGAGTTTTAATTTTTTCATGGCCACCACAATAGATGATGCATAGATGAAACCTTGTCCGCCTGATATCTTGTCATCTGGATCAAACATATCCTGCGATGCGTATGTGTGATTGGTTGCCACCATGCCCACATTGTATGAACCAAACATGTTCACACAGTTACGAACCAGTGCTGTCAGTGCCTTGGGTTTTCGGCCTAAGTCACCCTTCATGTCACCTTTTTCAAACTGATCAACATCAGTGGGAGTCAACATCATGCCCAACGAATCCAACACAAACAACACTTTAGGACGTTCTTCTGGATCTTTGTCACCGTAATCTGCCTTGTATTCTTTCATGAAGTTTGATATAGTTTTTGCCACATCATCGATCATGCTCATGCCCAATCGCAACAGTTTGTCTTCTGATGTGTCTACACCTATGGCATGTAACCATGCTTCGTCTAGTGCGTTTTCTGAATCAATCAGAATCACAAAGATGTCTTGTTTTTGTGCTTCACGAATAATATTGCCTGAACAAATGTATGATTTGCCTGAGCCTGATTCGCCGGCAAATACAGTTACTTTGCCTAACGGTATGCCTTTGTTGAAATCTCCGGATATCAAATAGTTCAGTGCAAAATTGCCTGTTGATATCCAATCTGTTGGATCGTTGAATCCTATGCCTAAGCCATCAATTGACTTTGTTATTGATTTTCTAAATTTTGTTACATCAAACGGTTTGACCATGTTGTTATCCTTTTACATATTATATTAGATTTGAGCAAATGTGTCAACGGGGGCCGAAGCCCCCTATTGGATTACTTGGATTGTCTTGCTCTGATCATTGCCAGAATGTCTTCTGCTTTGGAGTTTCCACCACTTGGTGCTGGTTGCTCTGCTGGTGCAGTTTCTGGTTGTGGAGCAGGAGTAGGCTCGGGTGTCGCAGTCACAGTTGGTTGAGCAGTTTCTGTTTTCACTGCTTCACCTTGTGGAAGTGCTGTGGTTCCACTGCCTGTGGCAGGTGCTCGGAGTCCTGCGGGTCTAAAGTATTGTGAATACTTTTCTGCGTCATAAGGCTCACCATCCACTGATGCTTTGAACATTTCTTCCATCACTTTGATCTCAACTTCTGTTGGTTTCTTTGGTAAGAAATCATTTAAGTTGTGTAGACCATGTGTGCTGATTGCTGTGTTCTGCTCTTCTGTCAGCGGAGTTGTTTTTCTGGACCATTTGGATGTTGAATAGTCAGCATAACCACCTTTGGTGGTCTTGTTGATTCTGAAGTCAACACCTCTGGTATAGTCAGTTGGTAGATCTTCCATCTCAGGATCCATCAGTGCAGACTTTATAATATTAAAAATCTGTGGACCAATGATGAAACGTCTGATTGGATTTTCTGGAGTAGCATCTTCTTGCAGTGGAGATGATACCACAAAACCTTGGAATATGTAAGAACGTTTCTTCCAATACTTTCTGCCCATGTCTTCCAATGATTTGTCTTTGAACCACTGTCTCACTTCTGCGAGAATTGGACATGCGTCACCATACATTTCCATACAAGGCACTTGTACCTGTACAGGACCTGATGTTGCATCACCTTTCACAGAGTTGAACGGCAGTTTGATCATTGCTCGTTCTGTCCAAAAGAATGTGTTGTTGGTGTCACCGTCTGGTAAAAACCTTATCACTGCTTCTGAATTTTCTGGGATGTTCCAGTGTGGATATATTGCGTTGTCTCCAATTTGCCCTTCACCTGATGGTTTAGAGTTTTGAGCTTGGAGTTTTGCTCTTATTTCTGCCAGTGTTGCCATAATGTAAGCCTCCTTTGTTTGCCTTAGTGTGTATCACTGTAATGTGTATATTACACAAAACTGTTTAATCTGTCAAGAATTTATTTTATGCCTGATAATCTTACGATATCGTTGATGTCTTCGTCTGTGGTATCCTCTGCACTGTAATCCATTTGATCCATGGGTGGATACCCGCGGTATGGTACTATTTGTGTTTTACCAGTTGTAATCATCTCTATTGCGGCTTTCTTCATCTTGCCGAAATTGGTATTCTCGGTATAGTTATCATTCATTGATATCTGATGTCTATATTCTTCCAAATCACTGTTTATTATGGCATCGTTCCAAGGAGTGTTTTGTTTTGCCATTGCTGTTTGCATCATCTCTTTGGCAGTAACATATGATG